TTGAGAAGGGTGTCTATCGTGATGTAGATATTACAGAAGCTGCTCCTGACCAAGACCTTGAGCCTGACCAAGACTTGATTATCTATCAAGATGACAAGGTTCGTCTCACTAAATATTATGGCCTTGTTCCTCGTAAAGAGTTTAACGATGCTATGGACTTGCCTCCTCCTAAAGAGGAAAGCGAGAAGAAAGACAAGGAAGAAGAAGAAGAAAGCGAATATGTAGAAGCCATTGTCATCATTGCTAATGGTGGTGTTCTCCTCAAGGTAGAAGAAAACCCCTACATGATGCAAGACAGGCCTCTGATTGCCTTCCCTTGGGATGTAGTTCCCGGACGTTTCTGGGGACGTGGCATTTGTGAGAAGGGCTATAACAGCCAGAAGGCTTTGGATGCTGAGCTTCGTGCTCGTATTGATGCCTTGGCTCTCACTGTCCACCCAATGATGGCTATGGATGGTACACGTATGCCTCGTGGTGCTAAGTTTGAGATTCGCCCGGGTAAGACAATCATAACCAATGGCAACCCTGCCGAGATTATGATGCCATTTAAGTTTGGCAACCTTGACCAAGTGAGCTTTACACAGGCAGAAAGCCTCCAGCGCATGGTTCAGATGGCTACTGGAGCCATTGATGCAGCAGGGATTCCTGGAAGTATCAATGGAGAGGCAGCAGCGGGTGCTGTAAGTATGTCTCTGGGAGCCATTATAAAGCGCCATAAGCGCACGTTAATCAATTTCCAAGACTCCTTCCTCATTCCTCTGGTTAGCAAGGTTGCATGGCGTTATATGCAATATGATCCAGACAACTTCCCTGCACAAGACTACAAGTTTGTAGCTTCTAGCAGCCTTGGTGTCATTGCACGTGAGTACGAAGTGACACAATTGGTACAGTTGCTGCAAACCTTGGGACAAGACAGCCCAATGTACCCAATGTTAGTGGAAGCTGTCGTTGAAAACATGAGCTTGTCTAACAGAGATAGCATGATTAGCCAGCTTCGTGAGATGAACAAGCCCAATCCACAGGCACAACAGCTACAACAAGCCCAGATGGAGATGCAAATGGCAGCAGCACAGGCTCAAACAGCCCTCTATCAGGCACAAGCTGCTGAAAGTCAGAGCAGAGCTAGTAAACTTCAGGCTGAAACACAGGCAATCCCTGCAAAACTTGAGAATGATCGCATTCGTGCCATCTCTTCTAACCTACAAGTGGGTGACCAAGACGATAAAGAGTTTGAACGTAGGGCACGGCTTGCTGATTTGGTCTTGAAAGAACGAGAAATTGCAAGCAAAGAAGCCATTGTAGCTAAACAAATGCAACAATAGCTTGACAAAGTAAAACTTTTGTGGTATAATAAAGACATTAGCATCCAACACAGGAGAAATGCTCATGGATAAAGAACTTCAAGATTATTATGAATCTCTTCTAGACCTATTTGTACATAAGGGTTGGGACATTTATCAGGAAGACCTTAAGCGTAGCTTAGACAACCTTTCAGATATTCGGAACGCCACAGATGCAAATATGTTCTGGTTCAGAAAAGGACAAGTAGAGGTATTAGAAACTCTAATCGGTTATCGTAACGCTATCGAAGCATCATATGCGGAGCTTACTAATGATCAGAGTATTTGATTTCACTTGTCAACAAGGCCACACACAAGAACGATTTACTTCTGTAGAAACAGAAACAATAAGTTGTAATGTTTGTGGCGCACAAGCCTTTCGTCAGGTGAGTGCTCCTCAAGTGAAGCTTGAAGGAGTGACAGGTAGCTTCCCCGGGGCTGCAATGAAGTGGGATAAAAAGCACCGAGAACAACTGGCGAAAGAACAAAAACGGAATGCCTCATAAGAGGGAACATTCATCTTCCATAATGCTATTAAGCACGGAGACTATATGGCAACATTTATTGACGACAGCGTACAAGACACACAAGAGGACATCTCTCAATTAGAGCAGTCTCACGAGGAGCCTGAACAGGTAACTCCTTCAGAGCCAGAAGTCCCAGAACGGTACAAAGGTAAAAGCGCACCTGACTTGATTCGTATGCACCAAGAAGCTGAGAAGCTGATGGGCAGACATTCACAAGAAGTTGGAGAGCTTCGACGTATTGTAGATGATTTTGTAAAAGCACAAGTTGTTACCAAAGAAGCCCCACAGGACGAAGAGGTAGATTTCTTCTCGAATCCTCAGAAGGCTGTTGAACAGGCTGTTTCACGACACCCGAAGATTAAAGAAGCAGAAGCTTTAAATGCACAGATGTTGAAGGCTCAGGCCTTGAACGCTTTACAGACGGCTCACCCTGACTATGCGGATATTATTAATGACGATGGTTTCAAGGAGTGGATAAGCAAGAGTAAAGTGCGTAGTGAACTTCTTTCACGTGCAGACCAGCGGTATGACTTTGACGCAGCAGACGATCTTTTGACTACATGGAAAGAACGTCAGCAAATGTTAAGCAACACTGTTGAGATGCAAAAGGCTGATCGTAAACAACAACTAAAACAGGCATCAACTGGTTCTGTTAAAGGAACTGGCGAGACACAGAGCAAGAAGATATATCGTCGTGCTGACATTGTAGACCTCATGCGTAAAGACCCTGACCGATATATGTTATTGCAGCCAGAGATTATGGCAGCATATGCAGAAGGTAGGGTTCGTTAATAACCTTATGAAAGATATTTAAAATGGCAACAAGTACATACCCAGCAATGGGCGGGGCCGCTGGCCTCACCGAAGCATCTAGCTTTCTCCCCGACTTATGGAGTGATGAGATTATCGCTGCCTATAAAAAGAACCTTGTCCTTGCACAGTTTGTGCGTAAGATGAGCTTCAAGGGTAAGAAAGGTGATGCTCTCATTATCCCTAACCCTTCACGTGGTTTGGCTGCTCAGACTAAATCTGAGAACACAGCAGTTACCATGCAGAACTTGTCACAAAGTTCTATCACCGTGAACTTGAACCAACACAAAGAAGTGTCTTACTTGATTGAAGACATTGTTGAAGTTCAGGCTTTGCCTTCTTTGCGTAAGCACTACACTGATGACGCTGGCTATGCTATGGCAAAGCAAGTTGATGATGACCTGTGGGCTTTGGTGAAGAGCTTGGGCGATGGCGATGGCAGTGACTACACTCACAGCCGTTCATTCCAGTTCAACACCTCTACAGGTGTGTTGGAAGCTTATGACGTTGATGGCACTGGTGACATTGGTGCATTCTCTGACGTTGGTTTCCGTCGTGCCATCCAGTATTTGGATGACGCTGACCAGCCAATGGACGGTCGTGTGTTGGTTATTCCTCCTTCAACACGTAACACCTTGAATGGTATTAACCGTTACACTGAACAAGCCTTCGTTGGTGAAGTCGGTAACGCTAACACCATCCGCAATGGTGAAGTGGGTAACCTGTATGGTATCCCTGTTATTGTGTCTAGCAACTGCCCCACCTTGGAATCAGGTGTTAAGGGTGCATTGTTGGCGCACAAAGATTGGGCTGTTCATATTGAGCAGATGTCTGTACGTTCACAGCAGCAGTACAAACAAGAGTTCTTGGCAACTTTGTTTACCTCTGACATGTTGTATGGCACTAAGGTGCTCCGTGCAGATGCTGGTGTTTTGATGGCTGTCGCAGCCTAACATATAAGGAAGCCCTCACAAGGGGCTTCCTTGTTTTGAAAGGAGCTTTGTTCGCTATATGCAAATAGCAAATAAGGCTTCTTTCATAACAAGGAGTATACATGGGAATATTTCGTGGTGTTGGAGGCACAGGAGAATCTTCTAACGACTCAACAATTAATGCTACAACTGCCCTAGCAAACGCTGCCGCAGCTTCAGCAGCCGCTGCTTCTACGTCTGCCACCAGTGCAGCTACCAGTGCTACCAATGCTGCTACCAGTGCTACTTCTGCTGCTTCATCAGCAGCTACGATTGGTACTTCTGTTACTGACGCAGCAAACAGTGCTACTAGTGCAGCCTCCTCTGCATCAAGTGCAACAAGCTCAGCTTCTACTGCTGCAACACAAGCAAGTAATGCTTCTTCTTCAGCTTCTGCTGCTTCAACCAGTGCTACCAATGCTGCTGCCTCTGCCTCTAGTGCTTCCACATCAGCAACCACCGCTACCACACAAGCAGGAATAGCAACCACTAAAGCTTCTGAAGCTGCTACCTCTGCTACTAATGCTGCAAGCTCAGCTAGTTCAGCTTCTACTTCTGCTACTAGTGCAACAGCTTCAGCTTCTTCAGCAAGCTCTTCAGCATCCACTGCCACCACACAAGCAAGCAATGCCTCTACCTCTGCAAGCACTGCAGCAACCAGTGCTACAAATGCTGCTGCTTCTGCTACCCTAGCTGCTTCATACACACCCTCTCAGACAGGCAACTCAGGTAAGTTTTTAACTACCAATGGTACAGCCACCTCATGGGCAGCAGTTGATGCCTTGCCTTCACAGACAGGGAATGCTGGTGAATATTTAACTACAGATGGTACAACAGCTTCTTGGGCTGCTATTGTCTCTGGTGCATCGTTAGCTAATGATACAACCACAGCAACTAACTTGTATCCTTTGTTTGCTTCTGCTACAAGTGGAACACCAACAACAATTTACACTGGCAACACCAAGCTACTTTATAAACCTAGTACTGGTGAGTTACAGTCAACTGTTCTTGTGGCATCCAATGGCATTGTTGTGAACTCACAGACTGTATCTGCTAACTACACAATTGCGGCTGGCAACAATGGAATGAGTGCAGGTCCAGTATCTGTGGCTTCAGGTATTACGGTAACTGTTCCAACTGGTTCAGCTTGGACTGTGGTTTAAGGATAAAAAATGTCACAAGTAGCCATATCAGGAAATGGAAGTGGAACAGGAACAATTACTGTTCAATCTCCCAACACCAATAGCAATTATACTCAAACATTATCTACACAAACTGGAACAATTCCAGTTGTCACTTCATCCACTGCACTGATTACAGGCGCACCAATCTATGAAAACACCAAAACAGTGACTGTTTCATATTCTGTTACTTCAGGTTCTTGCGCTATGTCTGTTGGTGCAATTACACTGAATGCTGGTGTATCAGTAACCCTACCCTCTGGCTCACGATGGGTTATTCTTTAAAGGATTGAAATGGCTTCACTTGTTTTAACAGGAGACACATCAGGACAGGTAACGATTGCCGCCCCTGCTGTTGCGGGGACTACTACGCTGACTTTGCCA